TGGCTGACCAATTGCGAGAAAAATTTCCGCACAGTACGATCTACGCATATCCAGACGCTTCAGGTGGAAACAGATCAACAAATGCTGCTAAGACCGACATCCAAATATTGCAGCAAAGAAAAATTGTCAACTTATCAGGCGCAAGCAATCCTTACGTCAGAGATAGAGTTGCAGCAGTTCAAGCAATGTTGCTCAATGGAAAAGAAGAAATAAGATTACATATTCACCCACGTTGTAAGAAAACAATTGAGTCTTTAGAGCTTCAAGCGTATGCAGAAGATGGAACACCAGACAAAACAATGAACCTTGATCACATGGCAGATTCTTTAGGTTATTTAATCTGGAAGGAGTTCAATCCATTACACATGAACGCAGGAAGAGGAACGGGTATTAGAATTTATTAGCTTTTATCTATAAACTATCTGTAACGTGTTGAGGTTCAATTGTGTATAGCGGATACAATCATTACAACAGAGAGAAGGCGGCGGCAGGTGTAACGGTTGAAGATCCTTGTTTTGCTTGGCAAACTATGGAGCCTCATTGGGTACTTACTGAGGATTTACAAAACGGAACTTTTGGAATAAGGCAGAAACATAGAAGATATTTACCGCAAGAACCAAGGGAGTTAGATGAGCAATATGACGCAAGACTCAGCAGAAGTGTAGTTGCACCATATCTACAACGCATTGAAAAAATGTTGGGTGGAATGTTGGTTAGGAAACCTGTTCGATTAAATGATGTTGGTGATGTAATTAGAGAACAATTGTTTGATGTAGATCTGCAAGGAAATGATTTAAATGTTTGGACTTATGAAGTTAGTAGGCTTGCAATTCGGTACGGGCATGTTGGCGTTTTGGTTGATGCTCCAGCAGCAGGAGCAAAAGGCCGTCCATATTGGGTGACATATTCGCCTCGTGAAATATTGGGATGGAGAACAGAAATTGTTGATGGTATGCAGAAATTTACGCAGTTAAGACTTTTAGAAAAAGTGACAGAACAGGATGGAGATTATGGAGAAAAAGAAGTTGAACAAGTCAGGGTTTTAACCCGTGGTGCTTTTGAAATACATCGCAGGAATGAAAAGAGTGGTGAATATGTGCTGCATGAAGAAGGAACAACATCATTGACAGAAATTCCTTTTGCTGTTGCTTATTCAAACAGGGTTAACTTTATGGAGTCACGTCCACCAATGGAGGACATAGCAGAATTAAATTTAAAGGCATATCAAATTCAATCAGACTTAGATAATCAGCTTCATATTTCAGCAGTTCCAATGCTCGCTTTCTTTGGTTTTCCTCAGACAAGTGAAGAAGTTAGTGCAGGGCCGGGCGAAGCAATAGCATTTCCTGCTGAAGGTAAAGCTGAATATATAGAACCAGATGGTAAAAGCTTTAATGCACAATTTGAGCGTTTAGACCGCCTTGAAAAGCAAATAAATAATCTAGGTTTGGCGGCTGTGTTAGGACAAAAGTTATCCGCAGAAACAGCAGAGTCAAAACGGATAGACAGATCGCAAGGAGATTCAACAATGATGGTCGTTGCACAACAGGTTCAAGATTTAATTGATAACTGTCTTTTATTTCATGCAAATTATTTAGGGAGCAACGAAGCTGGAAGCAGTTTTGTGAATCGTGACTTTTTGGCAGCTCGTTTAGATCCGCAAGAAATAGGAAGTTTGCTGCAACTTTATACGGCTGGAACAATCACGCAAGAAACTTTATTGAAGCAGTTAGAACAAGGGGAAGTATTAGGAGATGAGTTTGATGTTGAAGAAGAATTGGAAGCAACACAGCAAGCCTCATTGGTAGAAATAGATGCACCAGAGCCAGAGGCAGAAGAAGAAATGCCAGAAGAATCAGCAGAGCCAGAAGACGTTAGTGATCAACCTGAATAAATGGCAACTACTGTTCCTGTAGGTGAAGGAATACCGCCTGAGTTTTATCGCAATGCGATAGATCTAAATCGGTTTAGTAATAGTGTTTCCAAAAAACTGGTTACTTCATATAACAATGTGATGTTGAAGGCTGTTAGCCAATTAGAGCAGATAGAAAGACAACCATTAAGCAAACAACCTGCATATAAAACTGCAAGATTAAGAGCGTTAATTAAACAAACAAAGCAAAGTTTAAATTCATGGGCTAATGGAAGTGTTGATGATTTAATTACGGAACTTGAAGGCGTTGCAAAAGTACAGGCAGGATTTATTGAAGGTCAATTAAAGAAATCAATTCCAAAAGGAATGGCTCAGAAAATTACAGATCAAATTGGATATTCTGTTAGGTCTGTTGCTGTTAGTCCGTCATTTGCTAAGTCTGTTGTAAGTACAGATCCAACTGCTATAAATCTTGCTGTGTTAAAAAGTGAGTTAGCAGGAATTACAAAAGATAAAAAAGCAAGGACAAAAGGAACTTTTAAATTAACGGCTGAGCAAGGGCAAACAATAACGCTACCCAATGGAAACACGGTTAAAAAATCATTTTTAGGGATAGCACAGGCAGAAGCAAAACGATTAAATCAAGTGGTTAGAAGTGGGCTTTTGTCTGGAGAAACAACAACAGATATCGTTAAAGATCTAGTAGGAAATCTAAGAAAAGATCAAAAAGGAAGCTTAAGCCAACTACTTGCACAAGGAGGAGCTGCAACTAAAAGTGCAAACAATCAGGTAATGACGATTGTTAGAACAACCGTTAACCAAGTAACAAATACAGCAAGCCAAACTGTTTATAAAGCTAATCCTGATGTAACTGAGGAATATCGGTATGTTGCTACGCTTGATTCTCGAACTTCTCCAGTTTGCAGAGATTTAGATGGTCAGATTTTTAAATATAATCAGGGGCCAGTACCGCCTCAACATTTTGGTTGTAGGTCTACAACTGTAGCTGTTGTTAATTATAAAAAATATGGATTCACGCCACCTCCTGCTGGAAAAAGAGCAAGCGTTGGTGGGCCTGTTCCTGCAAATACAACTTATGGAAAATGGTTATATGGTGAACGTGCAAAAGGTTCAAAGTTTAAAGCAGGAAAAGAACAGATTGCAGCATTAGGGGAACAGAAAGCAAAATATTTTAATCGCTTGTCAAACAAATATGGCCCTGATCAAGCACTAAAGAAATTAATTAGAGAAGACAATACAGAAGTTTCTTTGGGTCAATTGCAGAAAAGATATGGAAAACCAGAAGACATACAATTAAAAACAAAAATCAAACCACCTTCAAAAGCTTTAATAGCTAAAGAAGGAAAATATATGACTGCGGCAGAAAAAGCAGGAACAGTTAAATACACTCCTTTAACAACAGCACAAAAGAAATTAGTTGACCAGTCAATTGCTGAAACCAAATTTAAAAAATCTGTTCAAGATGTTGTACCTGATGTTGCTACCTTTGCAAAACTTCCTAAGGGTGAACAAAGTACAATCAAATTCTTAGATAATTTAAAACTAAGTTCTGAAGCAGAACAGAAATATTGGAAATCAGCCAAAGCTTTTAACTCTAAATTAATTCCTAAAGATCAATTTAAAACAATTACTCCAAAGCAATTAGCCCGCAGAATTGAAGATGACAAGATTGCAAAACTACAAAAGAAATTTGATAGCAAAAACAAGAAAGCTTTGCAACCTAAAAAAGAAATTAAACGTGATAACAGGAAATGGAATGATCCTAGTTTCCTTGATAAAAAACTTGCAGGTGAATCAAGCACTAGTGCAGTTCGTAAAACTTCAGGATTAGGAAAGAAAAAATCTGAAGATTTGATGTTTAAGCCAAAGCCAGAAGAGGTTGGATTAACAAGAGCTAAATTTAGGCAGACAGAAGAAACCATAGGGCAATGGGCAGGAAGTGATTATGTTCAGCTTCGTGGTGTTCAGTTAAATCAAGCACAAGAAGTAGGAGCACAATTAAATCCTGCTCAAGTTAAGCATTTAAAACGATATAGAGATGTAAGGGCAAGAACTGAAGGAGTTCGAAATCAATGGGCTAGATATGCAGACCAGATGGAAGACTATATTTCAAAGGCTCCTAAGTGGAAAGGAAAACCGCAAGGTTTAATGGCAGGAAATAAAGATATAAATGTTAATGGAACAATTTTCAGAGGAATGGGTTTTGATGATAAAAAAATAATTGAGTCAATTGTTGAATCTTATGAAAGAGGTGATGCTGGCTTAACAATGGAAAGTTGGACTGCTAACAGGCAAATAGCAAGCGGGTTTTCAGGTAATAAACATTCAGTAATAATTAAACAAGTCAACAAATATGGAACATCTATTGAGCCTTGGAATGGATTAGCAGAAAGAGAAATAGTTCAACCTAGAGGGGTTCGTTATAAGGTTCTTTCTGCCGAAACAAAACAATGGGCAGAAGAAGGCATTGAGAAATCTTTTACAGAAATTACCTTAGAAGCATATTAATAAGCTTCAGGTGGTCTTTTTGAAACACGAGTTACTTTTATTCCTAGCTTTTCCA